GCACGTTCAATTGCCAGCGTCTCGCCCGTCACCAGACCAACCCGCTCGCCTGTTTTCTCTTCCAAGATCCTGACAACGTCTTCCGCGTGCTTTACCCCAGAGGTAAAGACTAAGATCGACTTTCGGTCGTGACATTTGGTGATGGCTTCTTTGCAGGCCATCAACACATTGTCGACGATCATGAAAACCGCTTGCATGTCGCTTTCGATAAACTCTCCGCCCCGTGTCTTGATGCTTTCCGTGTCGACTTCTGCGTCGGCTGGCCTGTTCGTTATGGGACAAAGAAAGCCCTGCTCAATTAGATCGCCCGTGAAGGCTTCATAGACTGGAAACTGAAAGAGTTTTGATTTCCCGCACAGCGGACCTTCGCCCGTGCGGAACGGTGTCGCGGTGAGTCCCACAACGCGACACTTAGGATTCAGGGTTTTGCACTCGCTCAGAAACTGACCATACATCGACTCGTCATCCTGACTCACCAAATGGGCTTCGTCGATCAGGATCAAATGGCGTTCGCCAATGTCTGCGGCGCGTTTGTAAATCGACTGAATCCCAGCCATCAACACATCGTGCGAAGTCTGCCTGCTTTTCAGCCCAGCGGAGTAAATGCCAACATCAACGCCCGGCATCAACTCCCGGAGTTCCGCCGCGTTCTGTTCGATCAGTTCTTTGCGATGCTGGAGAACAATCACCCTGCCGTCGAACTTGCGGGCCTGTTCGATCAGCAGGGCAATCACCAGCGACTTGCCCGCACCCGTTGGCAAAATCACCAACGGGTTTTTGCCGGGTTCGTCGCAAAGATATTTCCAGACGGCTGCGTTAGCGCCCGCCTGGTAGTAACGAGGAGTCAGCATTACAGAGATTCCAAAACAGTCTGACGGGCGACCTTCGCGAAGATCTCAAAGTGCTCTGCGATCTCTCCCGACCACCGAGGAACACCACAGTCTGACAACGCCCGACTGCCTGCGTTCTTCATGGCCTTTAACACCACTTCCAGCTTCTCCAGCTCCGGCGCAGCAGCCGCTTCCCTGCGTGTCTGTTCCGCTTCCGCAGCCTTGCGTCTTTCTTCCTTTGCTTCTGCTTCAGCCTTCGCTCGCAGCTCAGCCTGTTGTTTCGCGATCTCTTCCTGCTGCCGTCGCATCTCGGCCCGGTCTGCTTCCATCACCTTCCGTTCTTCGGCCTGCTTCACTTCAGCGGCTTCGCGTTCCGCTTTCAGCCGTGCCCGCTCTTCGACCATCACCGCTTCGTCCGCCAGTCGTTGGCGCTCGATCTCTTCAGCCCGCACGCGAAGTTCTTCGGCCTGGCGTTTGGCTTCGGCTTCCTGTTCGGCCTTCAGTGCTGCGTTGCTTCGATCAATCAGTTGCTTGGCAATCACATAGTCGTGTTCAAACTGAGCGTCTGACAGCGTCCCGATTTGCTCAGGACTCGGACACGCAACGCCCAACGCCTCCATGCGTGCCGTGCGGATCGTAATCTTCTGCTGCAGTTCGGATTCGGCTTTCGCTTCGGCAACGATTCGTGATTCCTTCGCAAAAAAGAATTCAAACTCATCATTCGCCATTGAGCCCAACGCAGCCAGATCACTGACGACGATCCCCGCCCCGCTCATCCGAGCAACTCGCTCGTTCAACGTCGCAGCCTTGGCGGCTTCCTTCGCCTGCTTTTCGCGGAGCTTTCCAGCGTCGTAGCTTTCACGTTCCGCCGACAGTCGCGATTCAACCGCCCCGATTTTTTCCGTCAGCGACTTCGCCGTCGCGTTGACAGTCCGCTGATAGCTCAACGCTCCTTCGTTCAGTTCCTTCCGTTTCTTATCCAAGTCGACTCGCAGCCGCCTGACGGCTTTGTGCGCTTCTTCAACTTTGCCGATTCCGTCGTCGGCAACAGTCAGATCGGCGTAGCTCAGCAGCATTTCAATCATCGGTTCAAATGACGCCAAGGCATCCACTGCCTGTTCCGTCATTGACTTCGTTGGTCGTTCCACAATGCTCATACAATCCCTCTCAAGGTTTCAAATTTGTCTAGCCATTCATGCGTCGCCGCGTGCCAGCAATCGCGATAAGTGCCGTCAAGCTGACGGCGTGTGATTTTGCCCGCGTTGAACTGGTCCAACGCTTCCCATTCCTGTTGCCCATGCCTAATGTCAGCACAATGAACGTGCAGCAAATCAACGCCGGCAATGCCCAAAGCAAACCGCAAAGCTGCGTCTGCGTCGGCTTGTTTGTTCCTCGTCTCGTCTGCCTTCCATTCCCGAGTAATCTCACCACTCAGGATCTCATGAGCATCGTGGACCAACGCCCACAACTGCTCCGCTGGCGACCTCTCCGAGCACATCCACAAGACCTCAAGCGAGTGTCGGCAGACGGTGCTTTCCGGATGTTGGCCACCGAATCTATAAAGCCGGTGAAGGCAGTCAGCGACCCATTGCGGATCGCTGACGCACTTCGAGGCCCAATCGTCGATAGATTGGATGAAAGCCATTACCACGGCCTCTGTGCTGGGGCTGATTCGGTCGGTTCAAACGCCTGTTCGACCAGGGACTTTTCAGCGACTGGTGGTGCTGTGTTCAACCGGGCTTTGTACGACTTGATCTCGCTGCGTGGGTTTCCGTTTTGATCGGTGCCCATTTTGACGACAGCAAGAAAAGGAGTTTTCATTGAGCCGTCGATAACGTCTTTGATTGACGGGTCTGGATTGCGTGTCGTCAAAGCAATCATCGCCTTCAACTGCGAGCGTCCGATTCCTTCTGCTTTCGCTGACTTGTTCTTCACGTTGAAGCCATCGAACAAAGTTCGATTCATGAACTGCCCGCCGGCAATCTTATATTCCACATTCATTCGCTCGCCGGTCCCGTCCTTGGTCGGCTTCTTTTCCATCTTTACAACCACAACCGGATACTCTCCAGGCGGTACAGACTCGAAAGAACTTGCCTCAACTTTGTCTAACTGGTAGTCGCCAAAATCGCCCATAACTCACTTCTCCCAAAAGAAAAACTAAACTACTCAAACACCACAAACACACGTTGATTTACTTAGGCCAAAACGACTGATAAGCCGCCCAACTGAATTCGATTTCCTCCGGCATCGCCAGCCGGTTCTTTGCCCGCACGGCTGCCGATTCGCAGGTGCGGACATAGCGTTCCGTTCCACCGACGCCGATGGCTCGCTCCTTGTTAAATCCCTGATCTTCCTTGCGAACGAAGACCCGGTAAGAAGCGAAGAAAACTTCGTCGGCCCATTCCTGCCACATTGCTGACGCAGCGTCATGCAACGCAGGCTGATAGCGGTCGAACGAATCCTGATCAGGGCTTTCAAATCGCTTCACCTGAGCATGTGCCAGCAGCACAATTGCCATGCTGCGATGACTGCGAAGATGTTCCAGGGCAATCATCACGCGGTCCCAGTATCGGAGAGCCTGTTTGTATCCGGCTCCATAGCCGATGTCGGCAATTGAATCCTTGCCAGCAGCCTTTGCCACCTCGTGATGAATCAGCGATTCCAGCCAGTCCATTGAGTCGATAACGCAGGTGAAAAAATCGTGCTTCTGTGTTCCAAGGAACACCAATGCGTCCATGACCTCTTCGAACGTCGTCAGGTGCTGCGTTCGCTGGCAGTCGATGTTGTTTAGACCGTCCTCAAGATTCAGGATGCAAGCACCCGGAGCACTTGCCGCCCATGTGCTTTTCCCTATGCCGTGCGTGCCGTACAGCATGCACTTCCGAGGGGCCTTAACCTTGCCGCTGATAATCTTCATCTCTCTTCTCTCCGTTTCAAATGACACTCAGAACACAACACTCTCAACCCATTCGATTCGCAAAACAGCCGATCGGCGAACACGCTCAGATCGGTAAATGATTTCAGTGAGCCACATGGCTCGATGTGATCGACTTCAACGTCTTTGCGTGCGAACCATCCTTCGCATCGCTCGCATTGGAATTCCCACTTCAGCCGCTTGTTGTCGCTCTCGCTTTTTCGCTTGGCTTCATTCAACGCATGACGAACCAACGGAGGCCATCGACGTGACAACTGACGAAGACCTGAGCGAATGAATCCCCAGAACGCGGCCTCAGTCCATTCGCCACCGGCGCGAGTTCTGGGAACTCTGTCTGTCTTTGCTTTTCGGCTCATCGCCGTTCCCCCGGCAATGGCTGACCGATTCCAACAGTCGGAACGATCGGCGGACGATCGGGTTTAATCAGCGGCCCTTCGACATCGACAATCCGCTGAATCTCGGCGCGATGAATCATGATTGACTTGTGAGCGTCAAAGCCGATCCGGGCTTTGTCTGCTCTGATCTCAATCACCATGATTTTGATTTTTTGAGGCACTGCACACGCCGGAACAGTGATCTCAATAACTTCGTCAACCTTGCGGGACAGAATCAGCATGCCCATGGGGCACCTCCGTGAGGCATAGAGAAAAAACAGAGGCCGCTCTATCCGTGAGCATTTAACCAGGCTTTCACACCCGGACCTCAAGACCACCGAGCCGTGAGCGAATCGACTCAATCCGCCACCTGAACGGATCGCCCAGAAGCCTCGATGCTTCCTTCGCCTGGACGGTGGATCGGTCTGCTTTAGACCAAAGCAATTTGCTCAGTTGCTGAGTGCCGCACAGCCTGCCGAGCGCAGCCGGGGGTTAACGCAATTTGAAACCTGCGCCCCGGAGAGGTTTGCTCTCAATAAGTCGGCGGATATGTTTTGTGAACACGCCGTGAGCCCTGTCGAATTTGCTTCCGTTCGGCTGTGACCTCGAAGGAACAGCAAACAATGCAGGCAGATGACAGTCCAATGAGTGCGGTGATAGCTATTGCCGCCAGTTCTAAAAACGCTTCAGTCATGCTCGCTCCTTCGCCGTGTAGGTTGTCACTGTCTTGCCACTCACATCGCACTGTCGCTCGCCGGCTTCAATCGCCAGCCCATCGCGAACCATCTTGCTGATCCGTTTGCGGTAAGTGTCCGCCTCGTGATCAGGATTCAGCCTCTCACATTCGCTGCCAGCTTCTCGGGCTGTTAGTGGAGACTTTGCTTTTCGCAGGACTGCCAGCATTCGGCCTTCGCAGGTGCTGATATGTGGCTCCGTCTCCGCTGCTGATTGCTGGCTGGTGATTGGGTCGGACTTGCGGGAGAGTTTTGCGGGCGGGTCAAAGAGGGTCTTTTGGATCATGGGGCGACCTCCTCAAGCTCAGCAAACAGGCTTGTCTGATGGACAGCGGAATGTTGCCGGCTTGCCAACAGCAGATTCTTCAGAGCCTGCTGGTAGTATTCCGTTTTAAGTTCGCAGCCATAAAAACGCCGCGTGTCGTAGATCGCCCTTTTAGTCTTCGGTGATGTCCCACCGAGCGAAACAAAGCCTTCCGATCCGATGCCAGCAAATGGACTGAAAACAATCTCACCTGGGTTTGAGTACAGCAGCACACATCGACGAATCACCTCAAGCTGGAGAGGGCAAATGTGCCGCGTGTCGTCGTCTGATTTTGCCGCTGCTGTGTTCAGCGTGTCAGTTTCATGCACGTCATCCCAGCAGCCTTCGGCCCATGCAATCCAATCGTTCCGACTGACCTGTCCTTTGGCGTCAATAGGGACTGCGTTCTCTCCGGGCTTGCGAAATTTGATCAGGTAATCTTGCAGTGTTCCGCGTTGCTTCGATCTGTCGCTTTCCAGTCCGGAAAACTGTAGTTCTCGTGCTCGTGTCCGGATCGCTTGTGACTGCGGATTCTTGCGAACGCTCCAATCGTATTCGTACACCAAACCAGCACGTTCACCGAGTCGAATGTTAGTCCCGCGAAAGTCGCACAATCCAACGCCGCCCGATCGCTTCATTCTCGGGATCTGGCAGACGTGTACGATTGCCGCCCGTCCCGGTTTCAAAACTCTCATCAAGCCATTGAACATGAACGACAGGTGAACCGCCGCTTCCATTCCCATTGCATCGACGTTTCCAATGTCACCTTCTGCATCACTGTAAGCGTACAGGCTCGGGAATGGCGGAGAAAACACGGCAAAGTCCACACTATCTTCCGGCATATCTTCCAGCATGTGCGGAATGCAATCGCCGTGATGGACGTGGTATTGTTCTGAATCATCGAAAACATGCATGGCCGATATCCTTAAAAAGTGCTTCTTGCTCTTCAGTGTCCTGTTGAACTCGACCCGCTTTGCGAAGCACGTTGTCGACAAATGGAACTTCCAGTTCTGTCACTGGAATGTGGACATTGAGAGGCTTCGTCGATCCGATACGATTCGATCGTTTGACGGCCTGATAAAACTCTTCATAAGAGTCCTTGATGCCGCTGAAGATCTGCCGTGTGCAGACCTGTAGATTCAAACCGAACCCTAACAACTTAGGCTTAGTGATCAGGATCTTTGCGCGGCCGGCTTTAAACGCATCAACGGCCGCTTCCCGGTCTGCTTCTTTTGTGTCACCGGAAACGCTGACGGCTTCAGGGAACAGATTTTCCATCCGCTCCTGTTCGTCGTTGTAGTGGCACCAAATGATTGTGCTTTCATCTGGCCAGCTCTCGACCTGTGCTCGAATGAATGCAGGCTTCAGCGATGCTATGCCGCCCTTTCCTTTTGCGATCTGAGACAGCTTGCCGCGGTCGCCGATTCCCCCGATGTTGTTTGTGATCAGCGATCCAGTGACGGCCTGAGCGGCTTTGCGTTGCTCGTCAGTCAGGTCGATGTGATCAATGTGAATATTGATCGGAGGAGTAACGCCGACATTGTCTTTCCATCCGTAGGTGGCTGGATTCGTCAGGAAGATCGACCAATCAGCCAGCGACCGATAGAACGGCTTTAATGCGTGCGGCTTGAGTTCCCAGCGGTTTTGAGTTTCGCCACGATTGATGAAGTACGTGGCCAAAAACTCATTGACGGTCTTCGCACGG